TCTGGATCGACAGCTAGCGTAACCCATGCACTATTGGCTTGGTTTCTAATCTTTAGTACGTTATTAGTGGTATCCAGCCACATCAAACCCATCGCTCTGGCAGCATGGCCTGATGCGCTCGTATCTACGGTAGGCGCAGATGACTTAGCTATAAGAACTTGTACTGACTGATCCGGTCCAACACTATCCGTACCAACAGGAAAGGTCTGTTTCAGAATCTTCTTGATAAGTTGCAGATGGTCATCACCCTCTGACACGTTATCAGAAGATACCGGGTTAGTTTTTACAAGGCTGCTTATATAATTACCTGTTTCTAGTGCCATGCCTTATTCCTCAAAAGTATCCTGATGTATTCATTACTCTCATCTCAGAGCCTGAATGCCTGTCTCTATCGTCCTGCTGCTGTAGATCATTTATAACTTGACGTACACCCCTTTCCCATAACGGTACTCGCTCATCATTCATTAAGAATGGTTCTGCTTGAAGTAGCGTACCGTACAAGTAGAGGTCAGGCGCATTTAGTATTAGCCAGTTTGTTTGTGTAGCATCAGCAAGTGCATCAAATGACTTGTAGTAGGTCATACTATAATCGTAAGCACTGTCTGGTGTAGGACCAAATAGTATATTATCACCCACTATAGTATACGCATTGGGCTTACCGTTGTTACTCCCAGCCCTTATCCTGTACATTATCTCAGGAGTAATGTATGCTAAGGATACTACTGGGCTAGTCGTTAGATGTATCTCCCGCATCTGGAGGTATCCAGTAGGAAGAGCATCCTCTTTCGATCCACTTGGCGTTGTATCGGCTACGGTAGTCTCCATAGCACGAAGACGCAACGTCCTGTTGAATGTTGCCTCTGCTAAGGACACAAACTCCGGTATCCGGTCAGTCAGATCATCCCTGTCTAACCAGTTAGCTACAGCAGTCTGTAAAGTGCTGTAAGTGTTTATAGCCATTATCTGCTCAGTTCAGTAATATAAACCGATGCTGTGCCTGTACCAGTTATAGCTGCACACTTATCCGCCTCACTGACAGTAAACCAGTAAGGGGTATTGGCTGCAAGAAACACGGAGGTTGCCACGGCTGCTGTAGGTGCAGTATCAAACTGTACGAAACATGCAGCAGTTGCTGTAACCATGACCACATTTACCTGCGTGGTAAACGCTGAAGTCAAGGTTGAACCACTTGTTGTGGTTGCAGATAGCGTATGCGTCTTTATAGGTCGCCAAACATTGCTAATATCAATCATATCATTCACCTATATGTTGGTGGGTGCTGTCTTAAAATACTTATAGTCGGGATTATTTAGATAAGCAGCCAGTATCTTCGGGTCTTTCTGTATCTCCCCATCAGTTTCTGCCATCCACTTCTCCCACATAGTTGCAGGGATTGAAGCTGCATGATGCCATTCACCCATCTTGCCTAATGACAGCTTATCCCCATAGTCGTTATACTTTCTTTTGTTTACATCCAAGAGCGAATCGACTTTCTCTGTCGTGTTAAAGACAAACGTGCCTTCAATATCATCGAAGTGCATATCAGTCTCACGACCATTCTCTTTAGCCAGTGCAAACTTGTCAGACATAGCCAATGCCTCCTACCTTGGGCGCACCATCGGCTGGATCGTGATCTATGTATGCCTTCTTTAACCACCCGATTGCATCGGTAGGCTCTTTAGGCTTTGCTTTAGCTTTGGGTGGCTTACCCTTCAGCATTCGCTTTGCTGACTTCTCAAGTTCCTTGTCCATTTATGCTCCGTTAAGGCTTACGGCTACCTTATTTACCAAGTTAAAGTTACCAGATACGCTTATACGCTCCTTATCTACCCAGAATGGATGCACCATGTGATCTAAAGTAGCAGGAAACAACAGTATAAGATTATTTTCAGGCACAACATTCCACATACTTACGCTTAAAGGGCTGATAGATTCGCCATATTTGAACACTATATGCCCCGCATCTTGTACGTTAGACTTTGCTTGTACCGTAAATATCTCTGGTGGTACATCTAAATATATAACAAAAGAAACTATACCGCTGTGTTGATGTGGCGGATTATGATCGAACATTCTCTGGAAGTTTATCCACAGACTGCTAATACCTATGTCTATATCACCACCACCGGGAGCAAAGTTGATACGCTTTTCCCCATAGTGGTGTACCATAAAGTCAAACCACTTAAACAAATACTTCAGTAACTCAGGATACACCTCTTCTGTATAAGAGTCTTCGTACTCAAAAGACCCACCATTATACATGTTACCAGCTAGTTTTTCTCTGTAATCTCTATTCTTATCCCTTGCCTCTTTGCCAGCTTTTAGAAGGGAATCCCTCAGTTCATCCGATATAAAGTTTTGGTAGATACAAGGTCCAAATGGAAAGATTACTTTTCCGCCATGTTCGTCCTGAATGTTAGGACAGTTCGTTTCGAGTATTTTCATAAGGTCGGAGGGTGGGTTTCCCCACCCCCCTTTGTTACCCTACGCTTTACAATCAGCAAGGATACCGCTGGAAGCCTCGTTTTTGGAAACAAGACCTGCTTCGTACAGAAGCATCTGTTTGGTTGAGTCACCAGTTTTGGCGAGATCAACGACAGACCAGTCTCTGAGAACACTCAATCCCCAGAAGTCCATGTCTAGGAAGAAGACATGTTCGGTACTATCCAGATTGCGATCCGGTACGATTTTGAACGTACCAAAATCTGAAACGTACACGTCAACAGCATTTACTGCCGTTGCGGGTCCGCCAGATTTAGCGTCTACCCGCATTGGGTAGCCGGGACCAGCGTTAGAACTCAAGCCTGAGATAGCTTGCTTGATGGTTGCCGGACATAGGATCATGTCTGGGTTACCACCAGTGTTGTAGCAGTCCAAGATAACATTCTTGATGCCAGCTTCCGTGATGGAGGCAGTAGCAGTCGCTTCTGTCATCGTGTTCGTGCCGTTACCAGCAGACGCAGCAGGTGAACCGGACGTCGGGTTCATTGACACGTAGTTGGTTGCAAGCCATGAAGGCAGTCCAGCAGAGATTCTGGCAGTAGTTGAGTTACCAGCGTTACGAGCAACGTTGGCTGACAACATATCTTCCCAGTCTCTCTTCATCTGCTTACCACGTTTTGCCAGCTGATAAGCCTGATGTTTGCCGTGACCAGCATAGTTGACCGAGTCATCGGTGCCTGATGTTTGTACCACATACCGAGAAATCTGGCAGTAGTTACCCAAACGAGTAGGCAATGCCCTTGCTGTAGCAGCAGGAGAGTCGTCACCTTCTATCTGGCGGTTCGCAGCACCTGCAACAATGGTGTCTGTCTGCCACTCAAAGAAAGTGTTTTCGGCTTTCTCACGGCTACACCCACTGAAAAATGGGGTATCCATAGGAGCAATATTGTAGATGACATCGGCTAGCTGCTCACGAATCGCCACTGACGAATAAGTCAGTGATGTGTTTGAGGCAATAGCCATAATGTTTCTCCTCTATTGAGGTTTAAGTAAATCCTCCAGCAACGAGGCAGCGTCATCGACGTGGCCTGTAGACCGAAGACGTTTCATTCCCTCTTTACGTCTGCTTGCGCTAGCATCTGCCTTCGCTCTCTTAGCTTTGGTCTTAATAACCTTCGGCTTATTCTTAACCTTCTTAGCACGAACCTCATGCTGTTTTCTGGTCATGTCTTCATAAGCCTTGGCTTGCATAAGAACAAGTATAGAGCGGTGATCCACCAGTTGCGACAACTCTTCCTGAGTATAACCCTTTGTAAGAGCAAACTCAGTGATAGATTTTGCTATCGCTCGTTGCGTATCAGGATCATTCCATTCTGGTAATATACTTACCATCTTGGCATGTTCTTCCTGTAGCATCTGCTGGTGTTGAACTTGCATCTCCTGCTGTTGCTGCTGCTGAGCATGGTTAGCTTTAGCCTTTAATCCTTCAATCTGCTCTTGTGCTTGACGATATTCGTCACGCTTTGTCAGATATTCTTCACGATCATCGACTTTAAGCCTTTCCCAGTCAACATTAGCAAACTGCTGAAGGTGTGCATAGTTACCTTCAATAGCCGTAGCTAAAGCGTCAACGTATTGAGCGCGAACCTGCTGAGTATTGGCTAACTCCTGTTGGAACTGTTGTGCAGTACCATCAAGTTGCCTCTTGTATTCAGCTAATTGTTGCGTTTTTTGAGTATAATCCTGTTGGCGAGAGTAGCCTTTTATGAGTTCGTCTTCGGAGACTTCCACATCTTGTCCGTTTACCTTTACAGTATAGACCGTGGATTCCGACTCGTCCTCATCTTCAACTTCTTCTTCCTCGGATTCTTCAGATTCATCATCATCAACATCTTCAGATTCTGTTTCTTCGACTTCTTCAGTTTCTTCAGTTGTTTCATCAGATGCCTCTACGTCTTGAGTTTCTTCAGACGGTTGCTCCTCTTGGTCTGGCTGCTCTTTCGAGTCCAGTAGTCCAAGGATTGCTTCTTGAGCAGCGACTACACCGCTGGGATCAAGATCGGGGTTTTGCGTTACAGCTTGGGGATTCGGTTGAGTATCCGCCATGTTCTACTCCTATAGTTGATATTCCTCAAGTTTCTTCGCCATCTCTCCAGTTTCAATAATGCTGGTTAGATGAAGGCGTATCCTTTCGAGGAGTCGTAAGGATAGCCAGAGGTTTTCTCTGGCCTCGGTATCGTGAATGCCTGTATGATCCCAAGCATCCGTGATATCTTTTGCAAGCGTGTCAAACGCTTCGTTTAATAGTTCATCAGAAAGTAATGCTTTTGCTCTTGCTTCTCTAAGTTCTTTATCCAATAGCTACACCTCTGCCTTGTTGTGCTTCCAGATTTAACTCTGCAACTTTAAGTTGCGCGTCGACCTGTGCTTCGGCAGCTTCTTGTTGGATTTTCATTTGTTTAACTTGAACATCAGCAGCTTTAATTTCTAATTCTTTTTGTTTCAGTTGCAGTTCAGCCTGTTCCATTTGTTCTCTGGGATCGGGTTGATCTGGTATATTCTGTGGGTTGGTCAGGAAGTCGTCAACATTCTGGAAGCCCATGTTCTTTATGAGTGCTGCTCCCATGTTGTACATATTCTGCTCGTTGACAATCTTTAAGCCACCCCTCATCGCATCTCCGGCAAACTGTAACATCGTTGTCAGGTGCATGAGTTGCTGATCCCTGTTACCATTTCCTATTCCAACAGAAACAGTGCAGTCATACTGATCTTTCCACATGTCAGGACGTACAGGAACCCATTTGTTTCTAAGCATTATGACTCGCTGATGATCCTGATTCTTCAGTACGAGTTCATAAATATTTTTCATTAAGTCTTTAACACCAGTCTCTGCAAAGCATCGTGCAATCAACTCTACTCTTGACTGCGCTGCTGTCATCGTTGCAGCAACGGCAGTAGCTGTAGTATGAGATGTTAAAGCATTTTCATTTAGACCTTGGCTGAACTTGTTTACGCCACTTCTGGCTTCCCTGAGATTGTCAAGGTAGTCAAGCATTGAGAAGGACGCTTGCTCTAACTGTGGGGTTGCCAAAGGCATGATAGCATTCGGTGACTTAACCCTGACTACACCGCCCGGTCTCTGGGTTAGCAAATCATCTAGGTTTGCTTGACCTTCAAGGACTGCGTAGCGACCGAAGTTCTGATTGTACATGTTGTCCATCAGATTTCGCATCAGGACACTCTTAATCTTTTGAATGTCCATAACAAGATCAGCTATGGATAGACCAAAGAACTTATGCGGAATCTTTATAGGTGTAATACTTACGAATGGTATACGATCTATTTCTTCATTGGCTAATACTTTCTGACCAACTGAACAGACCTTACGCAGTTCGGCAATGCCGTCACCATCGTAATCAATCTGCATGAATGATTCATGTAGCCAGTAAGTTGTGAGACTTTCATCGTTAGAGACTACAGTGTTGTCACCCCACGGTAATCCTTTAGAGTTGTCGTAATCGAAACGTGCGAGATCATTCTGGTAAACGTAGGAGTCTTCGCCACTACCCAACTCTGCTGGATCAAGGTCTTCATCCGGGTACATCTGGCGTAACTCAGACAAAGTTTTTAGTACGCGATGACAGGTAAACCTAGCATCCTCAATCGCCTTGGCTTCTCTTGAGATAAGGAATTCTTCTGGTGGTACATTCTCTATCTTTACCTTACCTACATAAGATTTACGAGAGATGACAACATCGTGCTTCATACCATAGTCATCTTGGTACTGGGTATGTTCTTGTACCTCTATGCTTGGGCTTATGATAAGAGCGTTAAACTCCTGCTCATCAAGACCGTTGTACTCTTCCCGATTCCAATCTTCGTACTCATCCCAAAAGCATTTTACAATACCATTCTTCTGAAGGAGAGCATCAGTAAACCAACTGTAGAGAATTTCCCAGCCGGGATTATCTCTGGTGAAAATATAATTCACATAATCAGTGGCTTGCTGGGCAGCTTCCACATCTTCTGGTCCGTGCGGGTTGAAGGTAACCATCTCATCACCTGCTGCGAACACTCTCATAAGAGAAGGCTTGATCCATTCAACGGTATCCATGACAGAAGAGTCCACATACTGACTTCTACCATCCACTTCGTTACCCAGAGGCATACCATAGTAGTAATCTAGTGCCTCTTCTCGCTGGTCATTGACGGTATCATGGTAACCAAGAGCGTCAGCTATCTCATTGTTGACTCTCTGGACTAATTCTTCGTCAGATATTTTTTTAGATGATGCCATAATTCTTGTACTTTATGTCGTTTGTCCACGTTGGGTCTTTGCCTGATACGGCAAACCGCTGTGATTGGAAGGCATAACGTGTCGCGGACATGATATCATCCCTTATTGCGACTACTTTACCACCTTTTCTGTGATACATTCTGAACTCTTCAAACCAGTCCGATAGGGTAGAAAACACCTTGAATTTACCGTTTTCCATGCTCTGGAGCATAGCCATAATGCCCTCTTCTATACTGTTGCCACCCTTGTTCTCGCCTAATGCGGGTGGATTAGTGAAGTGATCCAGCATTAAGTTACACCCTAGATTACGATACTGGTCAGCCAGACCGGGATTACCCATAGAATCTCGTCTATTGCCGTCATGGGGATAAGCAATGGGGATAAAATGTGGTCTGCCCCGTATAGCTTGAGCGTGAACCGTGGGTGACGCCTTAGACATCCTGTAACAGTCGTAGACATAGAACATATCCTCATCGCGATCAATAGCACCCCATACAACTGCTGTCGGATGATCCCAACCAAAGTCTATCGCTGCTATTCTAGGCCAATGATCCTCTATATGTATAGGATCAATCATTAAATTCTCTTCGTTGACAGGGAATATGAGGCCAGAACCTATAGAAGGCCTGCCATATCGTCTCATTTCCCTCTCATGTGGGCTGTAACTGGAGAGAATCTGCTGCATAACACCTTCATCTAGGTGTCCTTTCTGTCCTCTAAGCGACATTATTGTCTCAGATGCGTCATCCCATGTAGCATTTGTCAAGGATTGACCTGTCTGGAGGTTGTTCATGAAGGATGCAACAGTCTCTGTCATGCCCTGCTCTGGTGTAAAGGTCATATATACCATACCTTTACGGTCCAGAGTACGTGTAACAGCCTGTGAGTAGATGTCTCTACTGGGTTCTTCGTCCAGCCATATGCAATCTACACTACGGCCTTGCCATTTCTCTACACCCATCTCATAGGCTTTGAAGAATAAAGAGGAGTTCCCACCGCTGACGTGCTTTATTAGAGCAACAGATTTGGCATTCGGTACGCCGGGTTTGCGTTCTGTCTTTATTATATAGCTTCTTGGAACCGTACCCGACCCAAATGCTTCTGGATCATCAGGGGAACCCAATAACTCATATTGTACAATATCTCTAGTGGTTTCGTTGGAAACGCCACCTGCCCACGCTATAATGGGTTGATGATATACCCGCCCTTTCCACCAGTCTGGGTATAGCCCCGTCAGGTGATATGATAGTTCCGCACTTCCGCAATAGGACTTCCCTATACGGTTAGCAGCCATGAGTAGACGCTGATTAGCTGTAGCGCCTGTTTCATGGAACTTTAGCTGATAAGGGTAGGGATCATAGGAATCTATCCTGTTGAATCGCTCCCGTTGCCTTAACTCCCGTAGAAGTTCTAAGGCTCTAGTGCTTGAGGAGGGCATTTAGTTCCCTTTCTATATCCTCTTTCGACATTGACTCTATGGTTGTTGTTTCGATCTTTTCGACTGGCTTGAGTCCAGCCCGGTCAAGGAGGTCTTTGACAGCGCCGAGTCTAACGGATTCCGACTCAGCCGATTCAGCCAGATCACTAAGCCAGCGTAAGCCAGCAGGTACTTTATCTGCAAGTAGTTTCTGAGTTGCTTCGCGTATTTCATTTGAGAACTGTGCCTTTAGTTGTGAGCCTTTTACCTTGGCTGTCTTTTCAGAATAACCCGCATGGATAGCTGACTGCGTGGCATTGCCAGTCA